GTGTTTTGGGAAAAGCCCCGGATACATGGCTATGACGGTGTTGACACGAAGAGCTGCTATTGAAGCCAACATGGACCCTATGGAAGTACAAGAGACTATCTGGTCTATGGCAAAAGCTTTGTACGAAAAAACTAGCGCTAAAGGCGAGACTAGAACAGAGCTACAGATATTAGAAGACGGTGACCTGACACATGAAATGATAGGTGACGTTCCTGATTTTAGCACGTTGCTAAATACAGGGGTCTATCAACAAGTACTAAAAGAAGGTGGTTATCAATCACAGTTACAAGAACTGAGCCAGCCTAGAAAAGAGTTTGCAGGGCGGTCTACAGAAAAAGGTGATGTAACTAAAGGTATGAGCAAAGCTGACGTGGACCATCTGAAGCGTACAGCTAAAAGATTAATGGAGCTGCGTAAGCAGAGAAAATGGGAAGCGGAAACAGGCAAGATACGAATAGGCTTGTCATCTGCTACCGGGACAATACCGGGTCTAAACAATTTACATAAAGCGGCAGTCAACGGAGACCGGGACGCTTTTGTTGCGCTACAGGAAATAGCGTACAACGCCTTAGTCTATCATACGCAAGGTATAATGACAGGCACAGGCAAAAAGAAAAAGCCAGCCCTCACCATAACTAAAGTACCTAGTTACGGATTTTATGGTGGGGAAGCTGAACCGTCTCTTGCTTTAGAAATAGAAATGCGGAACGAAGACCGCCCAAGAGCGTTAGCTGCTTTGGTTAGGTTTGCAGAAATGTTTAACCAAGAGCAATTTCACGTTAGAGAAAAACCCTCTAAAAATAAAAAAAGAGTAGGTTATCAATATACTGATGGAAGTTTTAATACTTCTGTGGTAACATTCCAAATGAAAGAGCAGCTCAGTGAACAAGAGCTGACAAAAATAATAGACGAAAGTGGTCTAGTCGGCTTCACCGTAGGTGAGGACGGCAGTCTGCTTGCGTATTACTTAGGAGACCCAAATGACGCAAAAGCAATCGAAGAATTTGACACCGCAATCGGAAGAGCCGCAGAGCTTATTGGAAGCAATGCACAACAGGTTACCAGAACGATTGAGCGCCTATGGGCTTACGGTAGTGGATACGGAGCCACAAATAGCTACCGGGAAGTCAAAGGTGAGTTTCGTTCCCCGAAAACAGACGAAGCAAACAAAACAGCAATAAGGTTATCGTCACGGTTAGCTAAACGAACCGTGACACCTACTGAGCAAGCTGGTGAACTGACGCAAGACCAGATAGATACTCAGACAGAAATTATGGAAGCCTATAACGATATGGGCTTAAATAATTTAGACAACCCAGATGTCAGACGAGCATACGAAGAATTAAGCGTAGAGCTGCTAGAACAATTTGACACGCTACCTATCAAAGTAGAAATTTTTACAGGTAAAGGCGAACCGTACTCAGGCAAGAAAATGTCTGAGGAAATGCGTAACGATGTAAACGCAAACAATCACCTGTTTATATTCCAGACAATTCCAGACCAGTTTGGTCCACCGGGTGTAGTATACGAAGACCACCCGTTATTGCGTGACAGTGGGCGTGTTGATATCAACGGTGTGCCGTTGCTGTATAACGACCTGCTACGAGCGGTACACGATTACTTTGCTCATACAATGAGTACGGTAGGTTTTGGACCGCTAGGCGAAGAAGCTGCGTGGCGTAATCATATGTTAATGACTAAAAGCCCGTGGGCTAGATGGGCATTAACATCTGAAACCAGAGGACAGAATAGCTGGGTAAACTTTAATCCAGAAGCTAAGGGCAAGCCGTTATCTGAAAGACCGTTTGCTGACCAGAAAGTAGACTTACTTCCGTTACAATATGTAACGACAGGTGAGCCAGCAGTAGACACTACGTTAAGTCAATTGCCGGGTTCTGAAGGTCTAACATTAGAGCAAACTAGAGAAACAAACACTGGGGGTACGTTTACACCAAAAGACCAAATTATAGACCAGAACGGTAAGCCAGTAACATTAATTCAAATTTTTGAAAGTGCAGACCGTAGTACGTTTTTGCACGAAGCCGGACATTTCTGGTTAGAGCAGCTCAAAGAAGATGCGTCAGAGTTTGGCGGCAAACTAGATAAAGATTGGACCACAGTGAAACGCTGGTGGGCTAGCCGCACAGGACCAATTAGAGAAGAAGCAGTTAAACGAGCGAACAAAGATAAGAACAAAGAAGCTGCTGCTAAGATACAAAATATGTCAGAGAACCAACTCAAAAAGTTTATAATGAGTGGTGACCTAAGAGGGGATAGTACTACCCGGTATGTGGCAATAGCTATGCATGAGCAATTTGCCAGAGGTTTTGAAAATTATTTGCAAAAAGGCGAAGCCCCGTCATTTACATTGCTGGATGCCTTTACACGGTTTGCAGCGTGGATGACTAGTGTCTACAGAGCTATTAAACGAATGGGCGGCTACAACGGGCTAGATGTAGAATATAGTCTAGAGGTCAAAGCAGTTATGGACCGTATGCTGGCTACTGATAGTGAGCTAGCCACCATGCAAGACCAATACAAGTTATCTGCTATGTTTAATACAGCTCAAGAAGCTGGCATGACCCAAAAAGAATATAACGAATATCGGCAGAAGGTAGACCGGGCAAAGGCACAAGCTAAAGCGAAACACGTTGCTAAAAAATTAAAAGATATTGAAAAAGGTCAACTAGAAGAGCGTGACGCTAGGGCAGAAGAGCTACGACCCGGTGTTGAAGCAGAGCTAAACCAAAAGCCTATATACAAACTAATGTACGGGCTAACAAAAGGCACAGACGCATTAGGAAACAAAGTAGAGCTAGACGTAGGCAAGATTAATAGAAAATTGCTGGTAGAGCTAATTGGCGAAGACGGACTGGCTAAGTTACCTAAGATAGGCACGGCTGTTATTTACGGTACAGGCAAAGACACTGTATCGCCGGGAGCGGTTGCTAATTATTTTGGTTTCCAGACTTTTGAAGAAATGATGAACGCTTTAAATGTTTTCATCCCGTTTGAGCAAGGTGTGAACCAGCAGCTATCTGCTGCGCTGTTAGACGAAGGTCCAGTAGTAGAAGAAGGTGCAACGTCTGAAGCAATTGCTAGTGTACATGAGACAGACTTGCGGTCTGAAGTATTACAAGCAGAACTAGACGCATTACGTTCATCTGAGCCAGCATTCAAAATAAAATTTATTAAAGCTATGGCAAAGCAGCGCCTGTTAGCAAAAACAGTGCGTGAGATTAATCCGACTAAGTTTCTAGCAGCAGAAAAGAAACACGCTAGAGAAGCCGGGAAAGCATTACGCAAAGGCGACAAAATATCAGCGTACAGGCACAAATTTCAACAGCTTGTAAATTACGAAATGGCAAAAGAAGCTATTCGGTTACAAAAACAAATTGCTAAGCAAAGAACGACATTAGTTAAATACAAAGGGGACAGAAAAAAGTTTCCTAATATAGATGCTGATTATATGGACAGGGTCAGAAGCATACTAGACTTGTATAGTCTAGGACCAAGAATGTCTGAGCAGCGTAGGGCTAAACTAGAGCTGCAAGCTTTGGCTAGGTGGATGGCAGCGGCTGAAGAAAATGACGGGGCTATTTTTGAGTACCCGGCAGTCTTGGCAGAAGCTGACCGGGTAAAGAATTTTAACGAATTGTCAGTAGCTGATTTTGAAGATTTATATAACTCAATAGAGACAATCGTAAAACAAGGACGGCTAAAGAAAAAATTATTAGTCGGTAAGGAACGCCGGGACAGAGCTACGCTAATTGCACAGCTAGTATCAAAGCTACAGTCTCGCCCAACAGCTAAAGCTACAAAAGCCAGAAAGAAAAATATTACTACAACAGACCAGAGCTTACTGGATAAAGGTGCAATACGATTATCTTACTTAGACGCAGCGCTGCTAAAAGTAGAGCTGTTGCTAGAAATGATGGACAACAACGAGCCTAACGGTATCTGGCATCAAACTATATACCAGCCGTTTGCTGACGCATCAGCAGCAGAACAAGATATGCTGGGCAAAATAAGCGCAAGGATTAACGCTAAGCTTAACGCCTTACCTAAAGACGTAAGGAAGAAGCTGGGCAAGCGTGTTGACGTAGGTGAGCTGGCGCTACCGGGAGAAAAGTGGGACCGTGGCTCTTTGTTAATGTTAGCGCTGAACACAGGTAACGAAAGTAATTTACAAAAACTAATTAATGGTGAGCGTGAGTACGGGCGAAACATAAATGAAGAATTAATTGATAAAGCTCTATCAGCGCTGACTAAAGAAGAGTGGGAGCTTATTCAAGACATCTGGAATATATCTGAAGAAATATACCCAGCAGTTGACCAAATTTACAGAAATGAAAACGGCAGGTCACCAGCAAAGATTGAACCTAGAAGCATAACTAACCAGCATGGCACATGGACTGGTGGTTATTTTCCTATGCTGTATGACGGCAGTCGCAGCAAAAAAGGTGAGGATATTGATAACATGGATGCGCTGCAAGCGTTCCAGTCCTCTACTGTAAAAGCATCATTAAACAGCTCTATGACTAAAGAGCGTAGCGAAGCGTTTGCTGCACCCATCGATTTTAGAATAGAACGGCTGTTAAATGTTTTTGACCGACCAGTGCATTTTATTACGCACTACGAAGCAGTCAGGAACGCTAAGAAAATTTTAAACTCACCAGAGATAGTAGACGTTGTTACAGAAAAAGTAGGGGCAGCATATTTAAGAGAATTACAAAACTGGGTAGGAGCAATTGCGGCTAACAACGAAAACCAGCCGCCTACTAACGCATGGGAAACATTAGCGCTAGGAGTGCGTAACAACGTCACAGTAGCTGTGCTAGGTTTATCTTACAGCACCATGGCAGCTCAGTTGCTTGGTTACACTGCTACAGTAGACAGACTGATGGCAGACACGACTTACGGTCCTATTAGCGCTGCTGTAGTTACTAAAGATATTTTGCTGGGTGTAAAACAAGCTATTGACCCGAAAACTAGAAAGATGGTTTTTGACCTTTCTGGTGAGATGCGTAACAGATTAGAAAGCACTGACCGTGAGGTTAGAACAGCATTAAGAACATTTAAAGGAAAACAAGGTATACGAGCAAGGGTGTCTGAAATGGCTATGTTAGCTATTGCTGGTATACAGATGTATGGTGTTGATGTACCGACATGGCTAGCAGCTTATAACCGGGCGCTACGAGCTGAGCCTAATAACGTAGAAGGGGCAGTAAAATATGCAGACAGGGTAGTCCGTATATCGCAAACAGCAGGTGGTTTAAAAGACCTTAACGAAGTACAGCGTAAAGCTGGCATTATGAAAATATTCACAATGTTCTACAGCTTCTTTGCTTTGTTATATGGGCTAACTAGACAGATTACTGGTGAGGTACGTCTTAAACAGCCGTTAACTGTAGCTAAAGCAGCAGCAAGAATATTTGTTTTAATAACAGTAGCTGAAGCGGCTCAAGCATTGCTGACCGATAAAGTTCCTGACTTTGACGAGGAAGATGATGAAACAGGCGAAAAAAAGACTACTGTAGAAAAATGGTTGCTGACAAGAACGGTAAATACATTAGGTGGAACTGTGCCGTTTGTCAGAGACATAGTAGGTGGGTTTGTTAGCGATTATGGGTACTCTATGTCACCTGTGGAAAGTTTTGGGGAAAACTTAATCCGGGCTGCTGACTACTTAACAGATAAATATGACTATGTTACGGACGTTGATGCTGACCCAGAAGATGACCCAGAATTGCAGCGCATAAGACCGCTAATTACAACGCTAGGAACTATCTTTGGTTTACCCGGAGCGATACAGGTTAACCGTACTTTAAGCGCTTGGATTGCAGATAATGACGAAGAATTAGACGAAGATTTAAAGCCAAGCTGGTTTGATTATATCGCTGGCTACAATAAGGAAAAAGCTAAGAAAAGAGTAGAGTGATGGACAAGCTTAAATTTTTAATGTAATGTGTGACTAGTCGGAGAGTAAAAATATGACGATAAGTACAACCAATGCAAGGACAGGACCGTATAACTCTGGACCAGCTAGTTTTGATTATACGTTCCAGATACAAGACGCTGACCATCTAGTAGTAACGCTAACGGATGCGGCTGGCGTAGATAGTACCGTATCGTCTGGTGACTACACTGTTACAGGTGTGGGTAACTCATCAGGTGGCACAGTAACTTTTACATCTGCACCTGCGTCTGGACAATTTATCACGCTTACTAGAAACGTACCTAGAACGCAGCTTGTAGATTTAGCAAACCTTGGTGGCGTACAGCCAGAAGTTTTAGAAGGTGCGCTGGATAAGTTAACACAAATTGTACAAGATAATTCTGGGACATCCGACCAAGCTCTAAAGGTTCCGCTGTCTGATAGTAGTACGTTATCTACAACTATCCCAACAGCAGCAGCTAGAGCAGATAAGATTTTAGGGTTTACTTCTACAGGTGAGCCAGAAGCTACGACAGGCAGGGTGTTGACCGCCAACGCATCTGCATCAGCTTTATCAGCCGGGGCTAGTCCTACGGCTGCTGTTACTTTTACACCAGCATCAGGAGACCTTACTTTTACATTAGGGATACCTGATGGTCAGACAGGAGCGACTGGACCAGCCGGGTCCAACGGAATTTTTTCTGCCATTGCATCTCAAACAGAGGCAACGACAGGAACAGACAACACAAAAGGAATGACACCCCTACGGGTGCAGCAAGCAATATCAGCAAATGCCGGGACTGTTAATAATGCTTGTTTCTACGGCTTTCGCACTAATGGCGCTAGCCTCTTGGTAGATGTCACTACCGCTGGTGGTTCTGAGGCATTCACTCAGAGCGACTATGACGATGTACAATACGCATCGTTAGGTATGACATTTTCTATTAACGCATCTGGCAATTTAATTGTGACTACACCGTAGGGATAGTTATGGAAGGAGTATACTCATATGGCAACGATTGATGTAGGCAAAATTCGCTTTAATTGGACTGGGGCGTTTGCTACTGGAACGACATACAGTCTTAATGATGTGGTGAGCTACTCAGGTTCTAGCTGGGTATATGTGAACGCAACGGCAAAAACAGGGACTGCTGCTGGCGCACCTTCATCATCAAATTCAACACACTGGAACTTAATGGCTGATGGGGCATCCCCATTGACTACAGCCGGGGACGTGATGACCCACGATGGTTCTAGCAGCATTAGACTAGCTGCCGGGACGGTGGGACAAGGTCTAAAGGTTGTATCGTCAGGCACGTTAGGTTTTGGCAATGTGACTGGATTTAACTCACACCAGATTTTAGGCAGTAACATACCTGCCTATGCTAACACGACTAATTCAACACTATTTGGCACAGATGGTAAGTACCCGTGGCTTGCTCAATACAATGGTAAGTCTGGAGCTAGTGCAGATTGGATACCATACGATGGTATGCCAAACGGCGCTTGTGGTCCTGTTAAACGTGACAGGAACGACTACGGCACTAACTACACTTGTGTGAAGTGGATTAACACTAACCATGAGCCGATGATTGCTGGCTACCACTATCAAGGTATGGGACCAAAGACTACTGGGTCATATGATGAACAGCCACACAGCATGATACAGCTCAGCGCAGAATTTGGCGGTATGGCAGCAGACGAGTATTTTGTTCGTCTTTGGTACAACCAACATTCTTTAGTGATGCTGACTAACAAAGGAAACGTCTGGGTTATGGGCGAAAACGCCTCTGGACAATTGGGGCTAGGAGACACGACTGACAGATATCAGCTTGTAAGAAATCCATACCTTGGTCCTGACGCTACTAACAACAGTATTACTTGTGAGGTATCCGCTATCGCAACTAACGATGCTAGAGGATATCAAGGCATGGGTAATACAGGCTACATGGCAATCACGCATGATGGGCGTGTATTCTCATGGGGCTGGAATGGCAACGGTAGAGGTGGACACGGTGACACCACTAACAGAACCGTACCGACACTAGTATCAGGTCTAACTAATATTACTCAGCTATCGCTAGGGTATAACGATACCTATGCTGTAGACAGTGCAGGTAGAGCGTATCACACTGGTGCTAATACCAGCAGTTGTTCTTCACTAGGAAGCGCAAGAACATCATTTGCACAAATGACCAGTATTGATAACGTAGCGCAAATTTTGTGTATGGATACCTATTACTACAGTGGCGGCATCTTGGCATCATGTTATGCTATTCAGACTGATGGCGATATGTACGGCATTGGCGAGAATGGGTCAGGACAGCTTGGTCAGGGTAACACTACCGACCTGAGTGCATGGACCCAAATCGGTGGTTCTGCTAACTTTGCTGCTGTTCATTGCGCTGGCAACACGTCCACTTTGTCTGTGTGTGCTTTGCTAGGTAATGCATCAGGGCAAGACGGACCGGGGGACGCATACACATATAATGTTGCTGCAAACACGGGCTTGCCTCTAAGGACGATGGGTCACAACAGCCAAGGTCAATTGATACAAGGCAACACGACTGCTAACCAAGCCGTCAATCAGCCAATCACTACAACTTTTGGTACTAACTACATGAAGACAGTGACGGCATCAGCAGATGGCTCACTGACTACAGCCAATATTACTTTCCCAAGAGACACTATAAAACAACTCTTTCCAATGCGTACTAACGGATATAACTCACCGGGGTGGTATGGACTGGATAACCAGAACCGTCTTTGGATTTGGGGATATATGGCTGCTTCAGCGTGTTACCATTATCAGAACAACACGTCAGCAATTAACTTTACTAGCGCTTTCATGTACCCGGGACCGTGGACGCATACACTAACTGGGCAACAAGGATGGTGGGCTGGCGAGAATGATATTGCCATCGAAGACCTTTATTCGGTAGGTCACTACTACAGTGGCTACTGGACCCATTTTGCAAGAATGTCAGACAATAGTATTTGGATGATTGGTAACAACTATTATTATCAGCATGGTAGCCGTGAAAACACAAACTACCAGCACTGGCATCAAATGAACCCATAGGAGAAAATGAATAATGGCATACACACCACACTTAGATAGAAAGCTGTATGAATGCAGCTTAACTCAAGACCAGATTGTCCACCCCGTCAAACTACCGTCACAAGGTGGACCGGGAGAAAATCAAGACTTTGTAAATCCTGTTACATGGCATTATCTAGAAAACGGCAAGGTATACGCAACAATGTGGGGCGATTACCTTACCGCTTACAATGCATCAAATTCAAATAAGTTTACAAAGACCGACAGTGACGGTGTTGCTGAGGTCAAAGCTTTGTACACAGATATTATTAGGGCGAAACAAAATAAGCTGGTCACAGACAAGTACAATGAAATGGAATTGGCTAATCCTACAGATGCGATTAAGTCAGACATAACTGCTATACAAGCAGAGGTGCAAGCTGAATATGACGAGCTATGGGATATAAGCTAAATGGATATGGATGCTGGCATCATATGGTCTGCAATCCTAACCGTAGTCGTAGGTCCGATGGCTTGGGTCTTTCGTAGCGTGACTAACGAGCTGAAAGAGACCAAAGACCTCTTGCGGCAAACTAGAGAACAATATGTCAGCAAGAAAGATTTACAATCTGACTTGGCGGCTATTGATAAGAAGTTGGATAAACTGGAAGGATTACTAATAAAGGTAATTGGAAACTTAAAGTTGGAATGAGGAAAGATGCTGGAAATTATTGCTGCGGCGAACAGCGCATACGCCATCATCCGTACCGCCATTGCCAACGGGAAGGAGCTTAGTAGTTGTGGTAAAGCGATTGCTCAATTTACTCATGCACAAGATGACTTGCGTAATAAAGCTCATAAAGACAAAAATTCTTTCTGGGCTAAAGTGGCTGGAAAAGAAGATAGCGACCTTGAAAGCTTCATGGCTCTTGAAAAAATCAAAGAGCAAGAACAGCAGCTCAAGGAAGCGATGATATATTATGGCAGACCCGGACTGCACGGTGACTACGTTAGATTTTGTGTTGAAGCACGGAAGTCCCGGGAACACGCCAAAAAAGAAAGAGAACAGGCATGGGAAAAATTACAAGAAAATATATTGCTGGGGATACTGTGGTTATTAGGTATAGGCGTTATATCAGCTATTGTAATTGGTATTGTCTGGGGCTTAAAAAATAAAGGAATGATATAATGGCAAGGATACCTGTAAAAACAAATATGAATAGTCAGAACACCGATGACTACAAAAAAACTAACGTGCAGAAAACCAGCTCAAACAAATCTGACGTTAAGGTAAACAAGCCTAAAAAAGTAAAAGTTAAAAAACAAAATCAGAAGCCGTTACCTAAAAGTCTTACGAAAGGTAAGAAGAAAGAAGAGACGGTAACGACTAAGGTTACAGTGAGGTACGCATAATGCTTACAGCTCTCATTGGACCAGTCACATCACTCTTAGATAAATTTATTCCTGACGCTGACGAAAAGGCTCGTATCGCACATGAGCTGGCTACCATGTCAGAGAAACACGCTCAGGAGCTGGCGCTTGCTAATATAGAATTAAATAAAGTCGAAGCCGCCTCAAGCAGCCTATTTAAATCCGGCTGGAGACCCTGCGTGGGCTGGGTGTGCGCTGTCGCTTTTGCTTATCATTTTATCATTAAAGATTTAATTGTATTTGCCTGTGCAGTTGCTGGTGTTGACGTACCAGAGCTGCCCGAATTTGACATGGGTACACTTTTAACGGTTCTTGGGGGAATGCTTGGAATTGGCTCACTCAGAACCTACGAAAAACAAAAGGGACTAACCAAGTGATATGGCTAAGGTTAAGGTCAAAAAATCTAAGCCAGCAAAAGGTAAGGCAAAAGTAAAGATTACAGCCAGCGGTAAGAAGGTCTCTTACGGGCAAGCTGGCAAGGCTAAAGGTGGTGGACCAAGGGTAAAGCCCGGGACATCAAAAGGGGATGCCTACTGCGCTAGAAGCTACGGACAAATGAAGCGTAGCCCGAAAGCAGCTAAAGACCCGAACAGCCCATTGCGACTATCTCGTAAAAGATGGAAGTGTAGTGGCAAACGGTCAAGGAAAGGCAAGTAATGTTTGAATTAAGTACAAGGTCATTATCCCGGCTAGAGGGCGTAGAAAAACAATTAGTGCTGACGGTAGAGAATGCCATCCAGCATACCGGGGTAGACTTTGGCGTTATTTGCGGTTTAAGGACCGCTGAAGAGCAAAAGGCTCTGTATGATAGTGGTGCTAGCCAAACACTAAAGAGCAAGCATCTAGAGGGCAGGGCTGTCGATTTAATGGCATATGTAGGCAGCAGGGGTAGCTGGGAGCTGAACCTATACGATGACATAGCAGATGCCATGCGACTAGCCGCACGTTATAACGGCGCTCGTATTCGCTGGGGAGCTGCTTGGCATATACATGACCTAGCAGCATACGAAGGGACCATGGAAGAAGCTATGAGCGAGTATGTGGACCTGCGTAGGTCAGAGGGCAAACGTCCATTTATCGATGCGCCACATTTTGAATTGATGGGGAACTAAATGGGATTTAAATCATTACTACAATCTTCTGCTGCGCTAAGCGTCATATCAGAATACGCCAAAAGCCAAAAGAATAAAAACAGCGGCGGCACGGCAGTTAAGCGAGTAAAAGTAAAAAAGAAAAATCAGACTAGCGAAAGCAAGACCAAAAACGTCAAGGTCCAAAAGTCTTAATGGCAGAACAAAAGAAACTACAGAAACAAAGTAAATATGCAGAGTATGACGAAGACGGTGACGGCATTGTCAGCGATGAGGAGCTGGCACACATTAGAGAAATAAAAGAAACAGAGACAGAGCTGCGTAAGCATCTAGCACAGCTACGCATGGCAAGATACACGCTAGTAGCCATGGGTGCATTTACAGCAGCTATGTTTTTTGTGCCGATTGAGCGTGTTGAAGCACTAGCAGACATTAGTAATCTTTTCTACCTGAGTGGAGCTGGTATTGTCGGCGCATACATGGGTGCAAGTATGCTTGGCAAAAAATAATTTTTCAGATACTATCAAGATTGGCGCTAGGTTAATTCCGAACACCTAGCGCCAACCAGACGTTCATTGTTTCTCCCTAACTAAAAAGCCCCGGTAAATCCGGGGCTTTCTTTTGTAACATTTTGTAACAAAACTTTAGGCTACCTTAGAGACCTCATCCTCTACAGGTTGCAAGTTGTCTAGGAATGCTACTGCCTTAGATGCAGCAGACGAAGCTTGGAAGATATACTTATGGTCATCTTTAAGAGCCTTGAGCCAGCTAGCAAGGTACTCAGCGTGGTCATCACGCACAGTGCTTTCTAAGCCAAGGGCGGCACATAAGAACGCTGCACCCATCTCAGCTACCAGCTCTTCCTTGGCGTAGTCTTTACGACCTTCACCAACTTTAAAGTCACGATTGACACGGCTCTTATGACCAGTCCAGTGAACCAGCTCATGCAGCTCAGTAGAGTAAAAATCTAAAGCAGATTTAAACTTGTCAAAAGCTGGCATTACAATCTTATCTGGACCCGGCGCATAAAAAGCTTTGTTACCGTCTTCTGAGATGTTAGCGCCTGTGTTGGCAACGTATGCATCTACAGCAGCTACACGCTGGTCAGGGTTAACAATCTCGACTACAGGCTTAGGATAGAAACGCTCAGGCAGACCATCAATCTGTGACACGTTAAAGACCTTGCTAGTCTTGTAGAAGAAGATATCTTTCTTAGCGTCTGGGTCATCATTGTTAAGGTCTTTGACCTTGATAGGCTTGGCAAACACAATCATGTTGCCTTTCTCGCCGCCACGGACCTGACCGCCGTACTGCTTAGCTTGATTGTAAGTCATCCAGTACTGACCGCTAAAACCTTTCTCCATGGCAGCTATCCAAAGCAACAGGACATTAATACCCTGATACTTAGAACCTTCATGGCGAGTAGGATAAGGAATACCAAGACCACCCTGCCATGGCTGAGACCATGGGCGTACACCAGCTTCAAGCTTGGCGATAATATGAGCGGTTACTTCCTTTTGGATTTTTTCATTTTTGTTAGGCATTTATTTCTCCGTTAGTTGTTACTCTATTAATATAATCATTCTATCAAAATTATCAAGCACTGATAATAAAATAATTTAAATAAAAAAAGAGGCGCATCAGCGCCTCTTTGAAGGGACCATTATCTGGGCGGCTAGCCTACATCCATTATCACGCAGCCAAGCCACTGGACGCTGCCAGCTTCTAAAACCTTTATGCTGGTCCTGTTGGTTCCAGATGCAAGCTAGTGCCGCCATCTTAGAACGTATTTTGTGTTGGTCAGCCCACTCTCTGTCGTAGCGGCTAGCCATGAATAAGTCGTACAGCTCTGCACCACGCACAGCTCTACGGTTGTTATATGACTTACGACACTTAGTCCCACAGAACCTAGCATCGTGCTTAACAGTCAAATATTCTGCGCCACATTCGTGGCAATGTTTTTTAAGTTTAGACATCGTTTTCTCCGTTGGTGTATTGCGACTAGTCTCAGTATGGACTAATCAGTGCGTGATGTCCAGCCACGTTTTAATTTTTTTATAGCTAAGTTAAATTCTACTTCTCTACCTTCTGGAACCCACACGCACATTCTTTTAGAGCCACGCTCTTGCTGTTTAAGAGTATAGCGCTTCTGTGCCATAGCGTGCTTAACAGCTTTGCTCGTTTCGGTTTTCATTTCTTCTCCTGTCTAAAATTAATGCCATAGTTTTTGCGTACCCGGCAATATCGACAATACTGTCTAAATGCTCAGGGCTATGTATCAGTCTGGCAATCTTGACTGCTACCATTCGCAATGCGTGACGCATCTCTGGGTCACGGCATTCATTGATTACTGAGATTAATTTATCAGCTCTGCCAAAATCATCAGAGGGGTGACCATAGTCAGCCCCCCTCTCATCGACAACTGTGGACAGCTTCTCGTTAAATTCTTCAACGACATAGCTGCCCATGTTTTTTGCGACACGCTTAGTCATTTTCGATATTCTCAACAGTTTGAGAAATATCAACGACCTCAGCTCTAACGCTGCTGATATGCTTACCTAAAGTATTGTAGGTATTTTGCAGCTCGTTCTGTAACAAGCCATATGACTTGAACAGTCCTGCTTTGATAGCTTCCAAATCTTCTTCAGCTATCTTTGCAGCTTTGTTAGCTCTCTCAAGCTCGTTCTGCAAATCTTTGCGCTCGTTACGCAAACCTTGCAGCTCTTGCAAAACGTCATAAAGCCAGTCGTTCTGCTTACCGTGCTGGAACATGATGTTAGTCAAATCCCAATCCCGGGGACTATCCTTAATAGAATGGTCCATGTTGCTGTTTAATGTATGCATATGCATCTCCCTAAAAGTTGTGGGGGGCAAAGCCCCCCGGGGTTAGTATTAACCAAAGTGCTTTTCGCACTCTGGACCGATACCTCTGTCGAGGCTTTCCGGGTGGGTCAGTACCCGGTTACAACGACAGCACCTACCCTCATGCTGTATCTTTACCTGCTCAGGTAGGTTGTCGTTATTAAGGTGGGCAAGAACCCAGCTCAATGCTTTGAAGCTAGGGGCATCAGGTCTGCCCTTCTTACCAGCGACAAGCTTGCTACCGTCAGACGGGATAAAACCAATGTAGACGCTATCCTCGAAAGACTGGTTATCTGGACCAGCAAGAACATTAACGAACCTCATATTAGGACCGTTAAGCTCTTCCTCTTTTTTCTCTTTAACCTTGAAGGTAAAGTGCTTACCAGTTTTAAGGCTGGTAATAGTGAACACTGCGCTACCGCCAAGGATAAAAGTTTTGGCATCTGCTGCTGTTTCAAATTTGTTCATAATCATCTCCGTAATGGTTATATTATTAATATAAGCATTTTTACGAAGATATCAAGCACTGATATTAAATTATCCTAATTCACCCCAGTTATCACCAAAACCACCCTCAACTAGATTGTTTGTTGGTGTCCCGGGAAACACGTCCAGATACCCTTTAATCATGTCGTTATGCATAATCTCCAGTAAATTAGCTGCGTCACGACTAGACGCTTCATCTATAATAGCGTCATGGATGGTGGCAAGCATTCTGGACATACGTTGCCCACCAGAAGACCTTTCGGCTACCAGTGACGTTCTATGGCGTATTAAAGCCCTAGCCATAATTGACAATGCTGCACGTTGGACAGGATAATTAGCGCACTTAGGCAGGTCCGGGTTTTTACCCATGTAGATAGTGCCGCCATCAACCATACGGATAAACCGGGTTTTAGTTGCCTCTTCCATCATTTGGAAACGGTAGTTAAACGCCTTGGCATAGCGTGTTGACCAGTAGTCTATGTAGTCTTGCGCTTTGTCTGTAGGGACACGCATAGTAGCTGACAGCCCGTTAGCACCACTGCCATAGATAATACCAAAGCTTACGCCTTTAGCTTTGGACCGCAGCGCTTTGTCTGCTGGTTTAGCTTTATCAATCTTGCGACCAGCCATGACAGAGGCTACTTCAGAATGGACATCACCATTTACAACATCGTCCAGCAGTTGTTCGTCACCAGACAAGAGAGCAAGAACACGAAGCTCAATTCCAGAATAATCAAGGCTAACAAGCTTGCGACCAACACCAGCAACAAACGAGCTTCTGACGCTAGTCTCTTTGCCCAGCAGTTCTTTGTCCCGGGGTATCTGCTGTAGGTTTGGACCCGATGATGAAAATCTACCTGTTCTCGCATAACCAATATTAAACCTCGCTTGTATTCTACCGCCGTTCAAGTTTGCAGCATTGATGATGTTTTCACCAAACGAATTTATATATTTATTTATGGTCTTGTATTCGCTTAGCGCATCAAAGAAAGTTTCCAGCGGCGTACCGGGAACCATACCTGCCAGTCTTTTTAGTGTCTCTGTTGTCATGCTGAGCTGCCCGGTCTTTTCTGTTTTGGTCCAGCCTCTCAAAAATTTATCGGGCATGGTTTTAGAAAAATAATCTGACCACTGGCTGTCTGAATTTATGTTGCTAACCTCAGCTTGGGTCACCAGCTCACGAATAGCTTTTACCCGGTTCTGTTTTTCCTGATGCCATAGCTCTATCAATTTACGGTGGGTCTGTTTATCCACCAGCATCCCGGCATCTTCCATTTCAATGACGGCTTGGTGCATATCATTTAATAATCTAAACCCAGCCCAGCGTCCCTCATCAGCCTCAGCTTCCCAGTGCTTCCACAATTCATATGTCAACTCTGCATCTTTATAAGCGTAGTCGAGCTGCTCTTGCGACAGTGTTGGCGCAGACCAGTTACTGGCTTGCTGCTCTTTGCTCATCTCTTTTTTTAAATCCCACTGGACCAGATTGGCTAAACTAAAACTGCCACCGCCAATAATTGCACGGCGCAGGTTCCCAACATCCAGCAGCTCTGGTTGCTGCTTAGCATCTAAAAACCACCTAGCTTCAAAACCTACGTTAAATACTACCCATTTGCCTTTGCTAAACAGCTTGGCGCAGTTTCTGAAACCACCACCGATAGCATCAAAATCCACAACCACTTTTACTTTTTTATTGCACAAGCTGACGAGCCTTACCTTACCGTCCCGGGGGGACAGGCTGGTTGTCTCAAAGTCTAGCGCTGTTGGTCCTATCTCTGCACATTGTCGGCAAATACTTTTCAGCGACTGATAGCTTGTAATTTTCTGATAATCCATTAATATATCCTTTGTGTAGACAATCTCCGTTGGTTACACCACGAAGAAGCAACGTAGCAACACACTTGAAGAACTAACCCCGGAAGCGAAAGCAACCGGGGTTAATTCTTTCTGGCTACTTACGTTTGCCGTTTTTCTTTGGCTTCTTACCAGCCAGCAAGTCATCTATCGACAGCTTGCCATCCATGAAAGCCTCACCTGACGCTCTCTCAATCCAAGCTTTAATTTCAAACTTGGGCTTCCAGTTTTTCTGCTCTTGAGCTTCAAACTGTTCTTGAGAGTATTCGATTACAGGAATGTGTGGCTCACCAGAAGCAGCTCTATCAGAAATTGCTGACAGCAAATCCTGTACTGCATTCCTACCTGATGTTGATGTAGTCGTAAACTTAACGTGTACGTCATCACTCTCAGTGCCGACTGAACCAAAACCTAATAGACGGTTCCAGCCCTCACCAGCACTTTCCCGGTACGGACTGTGGTCAGGCAATTGCTCTTGGTCTACTTTAGCCTTTGCCCTTTCATAGACGGACCACTCAATCCTATCGACTGGACGCTGACCTTTCCAGCATACCCAGCCCTCTACGACTGATTGCGGTTCGACAATGAACAGCTCCTCACCCGGCTCATCCCGGTCACGCCCCATTGCGTAATTCCCAGTCTTACCTGAGAAAGACATATACTGGACATTGGACTGTACACTGTCCCCAGTAACCTCAGACAGGGCATCTGAGATTTGATTTTCCGACAGAGCTGGCAGCTCTGAAGTCTGTACAAATGCAGCTAATGATTTACTCATAATTTACTCCTTTACATTGCTACGTTGCTATTCGCTTGACCTCAAGACGTTCACTAGGTGCGCCTTCAGTTTCAAACGGTGACAGGTCAATACCTGCCTGTTGGACCAGCTTCTTATTTAAAGAACGCCGACCTTTAACTGTCTTCACCTCAATCTGATAAGGTCCGACAATTAAACTGGTTGTGCTGCGGTTAATAAGCTCTTGTTTAATAGCTTCACCTGCTGCTGACTTTTGCTGCTTAGCTAAATCCTCAGCATCTTTCGCAGTCTGATAATTTTGTACAAAGGTATCTAACGCAGAGCCTCTGTTGCCCCGGGACTGTTGTGTTGGACGGGGTGCAAAGTCTACTCCGCATACCTGCTTAAACGGACACAGCTTACATTCACCTGTCGCTTTACCTTCACGGTCCAGCGTATCAGCAGAACGTATCTTCAGTATGCTCTTAGCCCGTTGTGCATATCGCTCAAGAATTTTTGGCTCAGGTGTAATAATATGCTGCGTAATATCGTTGTAGTTGCTAGCATCCATATAAACCAATACACCTGCTTTGATTGGCTTCTTGCGGTAATACAATTTATTTAACAGCGCCATACCAAGACGTAGCTGCGTTACATGGTTAGACCTTGGCAGCTTGTCCCGGTTAGTCCGGGGGTCAATAGTCTTAAACTCAAACTGGTAACGCTCATCATCCAGCAGCGCCACGCCATCAGGCGTAGCTGATATCATGGTCTCTCTGTCTGCAAATGATTTCTGGTCTTCGCCCGCAAACTCTAACGGCAGGTTAGATGCCCTCAAGCTCTCGACTATATATTTTTCGCCATGAGAACCACGTCTTGCGTAACCCCAATCGATAGCATCTTTTGGTGTATCACGTTTGTCATACCACTGCCGTCTGATGCAGCTATCAGCCTCAGACGCATTCATGTATTTAGAACGGTCTACATCCCAGACGTGTCTGTTCTCAATTGCAGTACGTCCAAAGTCTACCTGCTCTTTTATAAAATCTTTATTAGTTATCATTAGTCTGTCTCCAATAGTTTGCCATGGTGTTGACGCTTGGCTTTATTAATTCTTTCGACAGCCCGGTCTAACTTTGTTTCAGCTATAAACGTATCGACATGGACCCCATGCTGCTGACCCATACGATGCAGCCTTGCATAAAACTGGTCCATGATTGATGGTGACCAATCTTCCTCAACAACAATTATATGTGAGCTGCCACGCTGTAGGTTGAGGCTTACACCCATGGCAGATATCTGACCTACTAAAACCTTGAGCTGTTTGTCGTTAAACTCTTGGGTCAGTACGTCTTTCCATTTAGCGCTGGTACGACCATCCAATGACGAAACAGATATACCTGCGTCAGAGATAGCCTCGACAAGACCATCGATAACTTGCCTGTGCCATGCACCTACCAATATCGGATGGTTCCCGGCATTTACTCTTTCGATGATTTCATCAGCAGCGGCATCGACTTTGGCAAGACCAATGATACGTCTAGCAGAGCTAATGCTCTCATCCTGTTTACGCATTGCCTCTTCAATATCACGCATTGCTGTATTGTCTAAAAAGTCTAACACCTCTTTCAGCTCAGACGATTTACTCAATTCAATATGTAATCTGTTGTGCGTCAGTGGCGGCATATTTTTCCACACGTCAGCCAGCTCATGTCTGACAGCCATACCATCGAATATCATTTCGTTGAGCTGGTCAGTATTGCGTGACCCGACTACCATCTTGGTAGGGAACCTAGCTCCCGGGAAAGTACGCTTTTGAGTGATACAATATTTAAGCTGAAATTTTTCCATGCTCATACCACCAATGTCATCCTTGAGAGTATCGAACCCAGCACGACATAGGAAAGGGAACAGGTCATCGTTCCATCTTGTGACTGGTGTACCTGTCAGCATCCAGCTATGTGCAGCTCTCTCACATAAACCACCTTTACCTAAAATAGCTTTGGTGCGCTTTGCCTTTACAGATTTAAGCGCATGGCTCTCATCACATATCAAGACGTTGACGTTATCAAACTCAGCAGCACGTTTAGTTGCAATGTCATAAGACATAAGCAACACGCTAGCGGCTGGCTCTGGTTTCTTTTTTGCTGTACGCAAAATGCAAGATATAAAACCTGCCTCTTGTAATTCAGCAGCCCACATAGCTAATGCTATCGGCGGCGCTATAATAATGTTGATTGATGTTACCCCGGTCTGCGTGTTGACCAAGGGGTGTACCTTCTGCATAGCAGCAATTGCAGACAAGGTCTTACCAGACCCCATGCCACTAAAGTTACCTGCGAAAGATTTAGATGCTAGGAAATCGGCATCTGCGATTTGATGTGGTAATAAGTTTTTCATGTATTCAATTCTCCGTTGTTATCGTCAGTATATTTATTTCAGTGTCTGATGCAAGCAAAAAGATTTGGGGGGCTGCTGCCCCCCGGTTCTTACTGGTTTTGCTCCCATTCAGTTTTGTGGGCGTACCACTTGCTGGCGAACTTAATCATGCTCTCCATGACATCATCCACCTCTGACCAGTCGTAACAACAACGACCATCAGACAGCTCGTAGGCATCATCATGCGCTGGGTGGTCTTTAGTGCTGTGGCAATGATGAATAAAACTTTCCCAATCGTCATCACAGTACACCCACTTCTGTGTCTCGTTGCCATAACCAGTGCGGTCAAGGTCATAGTCCAAACCAAGGTTAACGTACTTGGCTTTTTTGTTTTTGACCCGGTTATAAGCATGGTGGCTGTTGCGTGACTGAGGCGGCTGTATCAAATGAGATGGCACACGCACCTTACCATCAGGCTGCCTTGGTTCCAGCTCGTACACTTCAGTCACTCTGGCACGGCGCTTGACCCGTTTGTCTTTGATGCTGACCAGCTCTTTGACAATGCCACAGACGTAACGTCTGCCAGTGACAATCTGCCAATGGTTACCAGCTACAATGAGAAACACCCTGCCCGGTGTACGTTCCTCGACAGTCTGCTTCAGCCAACCAGCAAGCGTAGGGTTACGACCTTCAGCATTGCGGTAGGCAATTTTATACATACCAATATCCAAGGCATCGAATGCTCTAGATATCTGACCAGAGCTTGTACCCCGGACAGCATGAACATATGGATGAAGGTGACGTATCAGACGTGAAGCCTGACCAGTAGTAATGCCTGACATGATAGACAGGACAGCAGGACCACAGTAGCGGTTCTTATCACGCTTGGTGGACCCATGATTAACAGGACGAACCTTGAAGGGGCGTACTGATGATACAATTAAATCGGTCATATTTTTCTCCGTTGGTAGTTAATAGGAAAAGAGGGGTGGCTTACGCCACCTCTCCAATTTTGTTAAACCCAAAGCTTGCGACCACAACGCTGCTGGCTAAGTCACCCTTGACCCGGATAACGTCACCAACAGAAATGCTGTGCATACGGTCTGCAATGCGCTTGATGTTTTCTTCTGGACCAATGTTGCCAATCCGAAAAACATCATCGATGCTGTCAGCTTCAATCTCACAAACAACACCGTAGTTAAAAAAGAAAAAGTCTTTGTCGAGGCAACCGTCAAAGGTAGCCGCAAAGTAATCGCTAGTGCCTTTTGTCTCTGGCTTCACGTTTTGTAGAACTTCATAAATCATTATTTTCTCCGTTGATTAATTGCTTACACTATTAATATAAGCATTATTTCATAATTATCAAGCACTGATAGTAATTTAATCAGTGTTTGACTTAATTATTTTTTCCTATAGTCTCGTACAAATGCAACGGAGAGGAGCTACGATGAATTTTCTGAAACTATTTTTGCCTGACAAAAAAGAACAGCGGCTATCCATGATTGCCAAGTTACCACCTGAGCAGCAGCAATGTTATAAGGGTGACGGCAGTGGTCTGGATGTTGATGCTGTATGGGAAATCAAGATACCTCTGTTGCAGATGAACAACCGTGAATATTACGAGCGGTACAAACAACGGAGAAAAATCTATGAGCAAAGACATCGTACTAGATGCGGAGCTAGTCGCAAGACAGTATCCCGTATTTCCCACGAACAATAAAAAACCTTGCTGGTCAAATGCTGAGCTGGGCGTAGGACGTGGGGAAGGTGGTTACAAAGTAGCCACACAAAACAAAAGAGAGATTAAAAAATTATTTAGCCATAAGCTGGCAAAAGAGATTGCTGTACCCATGGGCGAGATGTCCGGGTTGTTGTGTGTTGACGTAGACACATACAAGAACCCTGAGCTGCTTGACTGGGTTAAACAACAAGACTGGCTGCATGGCACGTTAGTCCACAAGACACGGTCTGGCGGTTTGCATTTTATATTTAAGCATCCCGGTAATGGTTATCGTTTCCCGGCTACATTGCGTGACGGTGTGGATATCAAAGCCAATGGCTCTGGTTACATATGCTTTCCACCGACAAAAGGTTACGAGGTCCACAAGCATAACAAGGTGCTTGAGTTTCCCATCAGTGTGCTGAACAACAATAAACCTTACACAAATGGTGCATTGCCTACATCGAGTTTTAACGAGGCTACAGACGATGACCTTATCAGTCGCATAGCATCAGCCACTGACCTGTACCCAGCGCTGCGTACACTGTCTTATCGGCTACCGACTAGACGTAATGATGATGGGTCCAGTTTTAGCAAGGCAGAGCAGGTTGCAATACTGAAGAACATTATGCTGACATCACTGGCAAGAAAGACAGGACACAGGCGGCATGATGATTGGCTCGACAGGTTTAACAAGATTGATGACCTTGTCGAAAGTGCAAACAGAAAAGTAGAGCTGCAAGTACCACAGATTGCAGTTGATAAAATTACAGGCGATGGCGAGGCATTTTTTAAGGACGCACCCCAACGCCCGATAGGAGTGCAACGTGAAACTACGATAGACGACATTGAAGCCCACGTTGCTGAAGCTCTTGTAGATGATGAGTATCAGGTAATGAATGCTCAGGGCTTACGTCAAGAAAGGTTACAACCGATTGACTGGGTGATACCCGGCATGGTTCCCCGATGTTCGACAGTGTCTTTAGGCGGTACATCGAATGTAGGGAAGACGAGATGGCTAGCTGCTCTGGCTGTCTCGCTCTCCGTTGGTAACACGAAGCGGATGGGTCTACCGCCAATAGACACGGCTCATCCGACTTTGTGGATTGCCAACGAAGAACGTGCTGACGATATCAAACGGCGATTAAAAGCAGTCATGCTGCAACACGATGACAAGAAGAGTGCAGACATTGTAGTGCGTGGCAAGGACAAAGGAACGGCAAGGCTGATAGCTCTGAATGAGATAGGTACACCTGAGCTGGACCAGAAAAGTATAGCCTCTATTGTTGCCCAAGCCCGGCGTGTTGACGCAGCGATTATTATCCTAGACCCTTACATAACATTGTCTGAAGCTGTCGATGAGAACAGCGCAGTCAGTGCAGGTATGTTGACCAAAGCATTTATTTTAATATCGTCTATGACTGGAGCTGCTGTTATCCATGCACACCACACACCGAAAGACAGGAACAAGGACGATGATTGGTACAGGGGTGACGCTAGTGCTTGGCGTGGTTCTGGTGCAATTTATTCTGCTCTTGATTGTGGTTACACTCTTAGCCATTGGATGCCACGCAATTCTGAACAACGCAAAGCATGGAAGCAAAAGAAACTTGAGCTTGGTTTATCACGATACGTTGTATTGGACACAGGCAAAATCAGAGAGGGTGAGCCATTACCACCAGTCATGTATCAATTGGTGGGTCAGGAAATGGAAGAGGGCGAAGGTAGTGCTATCGGAGTATGTGAGCTGACCGATGAGCAAACTGCTGCCAATGTTTTGTTGGACGGTGCAATCGATAAGCTGTTTGCATCTGAGCTGGCAGAGCGGCTTGGCGATAAGCTGGGCTACGGTTCGTTTACTAAGCTGTCTGAGATACATGACAAGATGAAGGACGTAGATATCTGGACGGTGACTGGTGACAGGATGTTTACCCGGGACGCTGAGAAATTGCACATGATGTATGAAGAGCCTGTGCATTGGTCCGGGGGTACAGTGCAGTTAGTCTTGGACAATAACAAGAAGACTAACGGCAGGTGGACTTTTATCATTGCTCAAGTTGAGAGCAAGTTTGTAACTTGAGCAACGTGAAAGTCATATGTAGCAACGATAGTAAACTTGAGCGCTCAAGTTGATGCTCAAGTTGTTATCAAGTAGAGAAAGGTAAGGAAACACAATGGTTAGAAACTTGATGAACTTGTTCCCCCTAAAGGGGACTAGCGATGAGGGACGTAGTCCCCTCTGGGGCTGGTCATGTTTGTGATTGGCGTAGACCCGGGACAAGCTGGTGGAATTGCAGTTGTAAAAGCTTATGGTCAATTGGGTAAGATAGTTAAAGCGTTTAGAATGCCTGTGTTACACGTCCGTAAAAAGAAAATGATTGATACGGTTGCTATATTGCAAGAGCTGGAAGAGGTAAAGATTGACATAGCTATTATTGAACAGGTCCATGCAATGCCAAGGCAGGGTGTCAGTAGTAGCTTTCAGTTTGGACGGAGCTACGGAGCTGTTGAGGCTGTCATACAACAGGTAGCTGAACGCATTGAGTATGTAACGCCAGCGACATGGAAAAAGGCAATGGGACTGACAGCAGAAAAGCAAGCCAGTCTGGATATGGCTAAGTTAAAGTTTGGCAGAAAAGATATTTGGAACGTCAAAGCAAATGATGGGATTGCCGAAGCTGCGCTACTTTGTTTATATCTAATAGACAAAATGAAACAAATAGATTAGTCTAGTCGCATGGCAGTACAAAAATTTTATGTATACACATTGACCGACCCCCGTGACTTGCAGGTCTTTTACGTTGGCAAAGGCACAGCGTCCAGAGGATATGCACACACTCATCGACTTGATATCAGAGACACTGACGCTAGCCCAAAGGCTAGACGTGTGCGTGAGGTTATCGATGCAGGGGAAGAGGTCATTGTAAATATACTGAAGCGGTTTAGCGATGAGGACGAAGCGTATCAGTATGAGGCAAAGCTTATTGAACAGACACCAAACTTGTTGAACAGTCTTGCAGGTGGTGGCGGTGACAGGTCAGAGATGACCAAAGCTGGTGACGGCAAACGCTACAAACTGACACCAAAGCAAGAGCAGTTTGCCCAGCTCGTTGCTGAGGGGCAGCAGTCATTGTCTGATTGTTACAGAGCTGCTTACGATACTAGCAGGATGAACGACAAGCAGATAAATGAAGAGGCAAGCAAGCTTGGTAGTCACCCAAAGATTACCCAAAGGGTGGCAGAGATAAAAGCCCCAGTTATAGCTAAATCCCAGTTAAACTTTGCTGACATCATTACAGGTCTACAGAAAGCTGCTGAGCTTGCTGACCAAACTGCACAAGCTGGAGCAATGGTCTCTGCATTCAGAGAGCTGGGTAAGCTCATCGATGCATACCCTGCTGAGCGTAAAGAAATCACAATGACTGATGACATCGTTGAGAGATTGCAACGTGGACGCATGAAAGCTGCTGAGGTCATCGACATCAACCAACACAGGAAGGAAGGTTAACTATGCCCGGATATGGATACGGTAAGGCTATGCCAAAGAGCAAGCCCAAGGCAAAGGTAAAGGTCAGGAAGAAAGCAAAGGCTGCACCGAAGAAGAAGCAGTAATGTGGACTACCTGTATATAATTATGACTAGTCGTAAACTCACAGACATACCTGACACGCTGTTAGAACAAGCGCTTGGTCCCGGGGTCACCTTGATAGACATGGCAGACCTAGAGGACGGTGACCACATATGTCTAGACGGTGACGGCTGGATGGTGACTAAGAATGGCAATTGGTACAGACATAGAGAAGATAACATCATTGAACTCGACTGGGCATGAGTGGGTAGCACCACCGCCCGGGTTCGGTTCAGCGCAGGTATGTAAGTATTGTGGGCAGCGTGACATTGCCCCGTACAATTCCATGCCGTGCAGCACAGGACATAGTCTAGTCGCAGAGATGAAGACGAAGAGTGACTATGAACCAACCTAACCACATCGACATCGATATGCAGCTAGCAGATGCAATGGCAGAATGCTACGCCAACCCATTGCGTCATGTCATGCTGTCTTATCCGTGGGGCAGCGGTATCCTAAATGGAAGAGCCGGACCGCTTGACTGGCAGCAAGAGTACCTGACGATGATAGGTAATGAGGTCTCCAGCCGTAACTTCAATGGCACTGACCCAGTCCCACCCCTGAGAGTGACGTGCGCCTCCGGGCATGGAATAGGTAAGTCGACACTGACGGCTTGGCTGGTAAAATGGGTGATGGACACCAGACCTTTTGCAAAAGGTGTAGTGACAGCCAACACTGCGGAGCAGCTACGGACAAAAACGTGGGCAGAGCTTGCAAAGTGGCACAATATGTCCATTACAAAACATTGGTATCATCTCAATAGTGGGGGTGGGTCAATGAACTTATATCATAAAATGCACAGAGAAACTTGGCGTGTTGATGCACAGACTAGCCGGGAAGAGAACTCTGAAGCATTCGCTGGTCTTCACGCAGCCAACAGTACACCGTTCTATATATTTGACGAAGCTTCTGCTATCCCAGAAAAAATTTTCGAGGTTCGTGAGGGTGGTCTTACAGATGGTGAGCCAATGACATTTGACTTTGGCAACCCGACCAGAAACTCCGGGCGTTTTTACCAAAACATGATAGGTAGACACAAACATCGTTTCATCAGGCGCTTTATAGACAGCAGAGACGTAGCAATAACTAACAAACAGCTACTAGCTCAGTGGGTAGAAGATTACGGGGAAGACAGCGATTTTGTTAAGGTTAGGGTACGAGGCGTATTCCCTAGCGCTGCATCTATGCAATTTATCCCCAGCGAGGTTGTGGATAACTGCATGAACCAAGACATAGCTGTTGAACCACATGAGCCACTTGTTATGGGCGTAGACGTTGCCCGGTTCGGGGATGACCAGTCTGTTATCTGGCTACGTCAAGGCAGGGACTGTGTATCACAAGGTATTAAAAAATATCGGGGCGTAGATACCATGACGCTGGCAGCAGAGGTAGCAGCAATAGCATCAAAGAAAAATCCAAATACAATTTTTATAGACGGCGGTGGTGTTGGCGGCGGTGTAATAGACCGATGCCGACAACTTGGGCTTGAGATAGTAGAGGTAAATTTCGGGTCCAAGGCTACCGTTTCTGGCTACGCTAATTTACGAGCGCAATGCTGGGGCAACCTGCGTGACGCTATGACCAGCGGTATTATGCTGGACGATGACCCGGACATCAGAGCTGACCTGACATCCGTAGAATATGGCTATAATACTAGAAACCAAATACAGCTTGAGAAAAAAGAAGATATGAAGAAAAGGGGATTATCATCACCTGACCTTGCAGACGCACTGGCTTTGACCTTTGCATTCCCGGTAGCGCCTACCCGACAGGGTTATAAGGGTACTCCTATCTATGGCGAGGCAGTGCATGAGTATGACCCTTTTTAATCAAGCGACTAGACGCAACACAAAAAATAATATAAGGTGGCAGAAAAGGATTATAGAAAAATGCCATTGAAGGTATCGACAAAGAAGAGTAACCCGTATGAGCTGCGGCAGATAGGGACGCAAGATTGGGTCCATGTCAAAGCTATGGTTCCAGCGATACACTCCGAAAGCCGATACAGAGATAGCAAACTTTCTATAGAAAAAGTAGAGAGGTTGTTTGACGACACTTTGCAAAATAAAAATCAATGTTGCTTCTTACTGTGGAAGGATGAGGAGTGCATTGGTTTATTTGCAGGGATTGCGGTTGCACATTATTTTACTGACGATGTGTATGCTTCTGACCTCATGTTCTATGTCGTACCTAAAGAAAGGAAGACTAGAGCAGCATTGTTACTCGTCCGGGCATTTGAACGATGGGCAACAATGCTTAACTGTGTGGAAATTTCCGTTGGAATTTCAACGGACGTGGAAACCGAAAAAGTAGCTAGGTTTTATGAAAAGCTTGGCTATAAACGCAATGCAATCGGATTAAGGAAGGAGATATAGCTATGTGTTTCTCAGCGCCAAAAATGCCGCCACCACCTCCACCACCGCCAGCTCCAGCAGCAGCCCCAACAAAGGTTGACGGAGCGGTTACTCAATCAAGACGTAACCAGAAAAGACGGGCTAAACTACAAGGTGGAATGGCAGGTACTCAAAAAACATCTGGACAAGGTGTTTTGAAGAACGCTTATACCAGCTCACCTACATTGTTAGGACAGTAAAATATGGTAGCGCTCTCACCCGAAAATATGTACAGCAGCTCTGTGTCTGGAACTAAGAGGGGTAACCTTCACAAAAGGTACAAGCAGCTAGAAGACTATCGCTCATCTTGGCGTAGTCACTGGATGGAGATAAGTGATTATCTGTATCCTAGACGGGGGCGTTTTCTGCTTGATAGTCAGAATAACAGAGGGCGTAGACGTAATAACAAAATAATTGACAGCACAGGAACACAGGCGCTGAGAACCTTAGCGGCAGGGCTTATGTCAGGAATGACTAGCCCTGCCCGTCCTTGGTTTAGGTTTGCTTTGTCTGACCCTGATATGATGGACCTGCCAGACGTTAAAAATTGGCTAGCGATGTCAGAAAAAGTTTGTCGTAATATTTTACATCGAAGCAATTTCTATAACACGATATACAACGTGTACGGAGAGCTAGGCGCTTTCGGTACAGCTCCGTTATATCGTCAACGAAATTTTGATGATGTTATTAGGTTCCGACCATTTACCGCTGGTGAGTATGTTGTAGCAGAAAACGCTCAGGGTAGAATTGATACGCTGGGGCGTGAGTTTACTATGACTGTTGCACAGCTTGTAGAAAAATTCTGTATAGACCCAGAAACAGGAAACATAGACTGGACTGGTGTCAGCTCAGCTACAAAACGATTATGGAATAATAAAAACTATGACAGTTTAGTTACTGTCATGCATATGATACAGCCACGCTTTGGTATAGACCCAACTAAGTCTGATAAGAAAAATAAACCATTTATGAGCTGCTACTTTGAAAAAGGCGCAGACAATGATGAAGTGCTAGAGGAAGGTGGCTACGATACTTTCCCGGCTTACATTGCTAGATGGGACGTGTTGCCGGGTGATGTTTACGGACGTTCTCCCGGAATGGACTACCTTGGTGACGTGAAGCAATTACAACACCAGCAAAAGCGTAAAGCTCAGGCAATCGATAAAATGGTTAACCCACCCATGGTAGCACCTGCTAGCTTGAGGGGTAGACCAACAACGGTCATCCCGGGCGGTACGACATATGTAGACGCTACACAAGGCGGTCAAGGATTTATACCTGCCTATCAAGTTACACCACGACTACAAGAAATGATGGTGGACATACGAGAGGTACAGGACAGAATACAACGAGGGTTCTACGCTGACTTGTTTGCAATGATGATACAGTCAGACCGTAGACAGATGACAGCAACAGAGGTTGTCGAAAGGCACGAAGAGAAGCTAGTGCTGCTTGGACCCGTGCTGCAAAGAGTAAACGTAGAACTACTGGACCCACTAATGGACGATGTATTCACGTTTGCAACGGAACAAAATATTATACCAGAGCCACCAGAGAGCATTGCAGGGCAAGACCTGCGTGTTGAATATGTGTCATTACTGGCTCAAGCGCAGCAAGCAGTAGCTGCGTCATCTATGGAACGTACACTAGGTTTTGCAGGTAATCTTGTAGCCGTCTTCCCACAGATTGTAGATAACATCGATGCGGATAAGGCGATACGAGAGTACAGTGAAATAATGGGCAACGCAGCTAACTTGCTTGTAGACCAAGAACAGGTAGACAAAATAAGAGCTGACCGCCAAGCTCAGGAGATGCAGCAGATGCAACAAATGCAGCAAGCGCAAACTGCCCAGAATGCAAAAGTACTATCACAAACTGATACTCAAAGACCAAATGCTTTGACCCAGTTATTACAAGGGGGGGCATCCGTTGAGTAACAATTTTGTAGTGCATGATAGTAGCGATGAGCAACAAGTTAAAAAAGCTCAGGCGCTGCAAGAGGACAAAGATAGAGACCTTATGTTTGTCCTTAAAGAAGAACGAGGACGTAGGTTCCTGTATGAAATTATTTTTAATGATTGTCATATGATGGCTAACAGCCATGTACCAGCGTCCAGCGACAGTAGCGCTTACAACGAGGGTGCTAGGCAAGTGGGCATTGCTCTGTTTAACAGATGCAAAGAAGCTAGCAAGTCGCATACATTAACAATGCTTGAGGAGAACCATTTCGATGAGTGAAGAACAAAACACTGAAGAAACTGTAGTTGAAGAAACTACACAAACAAATTCGCCTACTGAAGCCCAGCCGCAAGAAGTTGCAACTGCTGAAGCTGAGGTAGAGAAGACCACCTTGCTGTCGGATGACGAGGGTGATGGAGCTGGTGAGTATTTTTATGACGCACCAGAGGACTTTGAGGTGACCGAAGAAGTCCAGCAACAACTAGATGATTTTGCAGATTTTGCACAGTCTCAAGGCATTAGCCAAGAGCAGTTTCAAAGTCTAATAGATTATCAACAAAATCGACTAGCCAATGGCATGGAAGCTGTCTCTGCTGAATATGCAGACAGAGCAAATTCATGGGCTACTGATACTCAAAACGATGCAGAGCTTGGCGGCGAGAAGCTACAAGAAAATATAGCGATTGCCAAAAATGCAATGCAGCAGTTTATGTCTCCAAGCATGGGTCAGATGCTTGGTATGCCGTCTGAGGAAAATCCGATGGGCATGGGACTGGGTAATCATCCAGAGGTTGTTCGATTGTTTTATCGCATAGGTAAGGCGATGCAAGATAGTAGTTTAGTTGTAGGCGATGCAAAAGCCTCTGACGAAAATGCGCTATCTCGTATGTACCCGACTATGTTTAATCAAAACAGCTAGTGGAAGGAGTAAACCGTTATGGCAACACTTAGCGTAACAAACCCGACCCTCGCTGACTTAGCGAAGGTCACCGACCCGGACGGCTCTATTGCTGACGTTGTCGAAATCCTAAATCAGACGAATGAGATTTTGGCTGATATGACTTGGCTTGAGGGTAACCTCACGACTGGTCATAGAACCACAATCAGGTCTGGTTTACCAACTCCGACATGGCGTAAATTGTACGGTGGTGTGCAGCCTACTAAAAGTAAGGCAGTACAAGTCACTGACAACTGCGGTATGTTGGAAGATTATGCAGAGGTAGATAAGGCTCTTGTCGATATGGCAGGAGACCCAGCTAAATTCCGTCTGCAAGAAGACAAGCCTCATATTGAAGGCTTAAACCAACAGGTAGCGACTACCTTGTTCTACGGGGATGAAGCTGTGAACGCAGAGCGTTTCACTGGTTTTGCACCTCGTTTTAACTCTCTGACAGCCGACAACGGTGAGAACATCATCGATGCAGGTGGTACAGGAAGTGACAATGGTAGTATCTGGCTTGTGTGTTGGTCCCCACAAACTTGCCATGGGATTATCCCTAAAGGCTCAACTGCTGGTATTCAGCAGCGTGACCTTGGTGAGGTTACCATCGAAAATATCGATGGGGCAAACGGGCGTATGCAAGCATACAGAACTCACTATCGCTGGGACGTGGGCATGAGTGTCCGTGACTGGCGTTATATTGTGAGGATTGCTAACATCGATAGGTCTAACCTGACTGCTGACCTTTCGGGTAGCTCTGCTGATTTGAACGACCTTATGCACCAAGCATACTCTCAGCTCCCAACCTTGGGAATGGGACGTTGCGTGTGGTATATGGACCGTCAAATGCTGGGCTTTATCCGTAGGCAGACATCGAATGGAGTGAAAAATTCTACACTTACATTTGATAATGTCGGGGGTACGTTCCAAACCTCATGGGGTGGTTATCCAATCCGTAGGGTGGACGCACTAAAGACCAACGAAGCACAAATCACTTAATGTCAAGGAAGGAGCAAATATCATGGCGATAATTGACGAAAGACTTGAATTTTGTGATGCAACTGCGCTCAGCACGTCTGGCACAGGGTTAGCTCTTGTTGGGGACGTTGTAGACAACACGTCTACATCTTCAGACCTTGGCATGGGTGAGCCTTTGTATCTCATCATTCAAGTAACAACTGCGGTTACCAGTGGCGGTAGTGCTACTGTTAACTTTAAACTAGCGTCCGATGCACAAGCAGCAATTGCTGTCGATGGAACTGCAACAGTACACAATGTGACTGCTGACATTCCAAAGGCAACACTAACTGCTGGTCATAGGATTGTTATGCCTCTATCCAGCGGCACAACACAGTACGAGCGTTATATCGGTATCATTCAAGATGTCGGTACAGCAGCTCTTACTGCTGGGGCTGTCGATGCCTTTATATCGAAAGACCCAATGGGCTGGAGAGCATATCCAGACGCTACTAACTAAACTGGTTGGGGGGCTTGTCCCCCCTTCCTCTAACTGGAGAAGGATATGAAAGTAAAATTTAAAGAGAATTTTTTCAGCCCGGATGGGTTACTGGAAAAAGGTATAGTCCACACGTTGGACGATAGTTATCTGCAACCGGGTAAGCTCCCTAGCGATGCAGTCATTGTGGAAGGTGTTTCAGAAGAAAAGCCTGAGCCAGACCCAGAGGTAGAAGCTCACGCTGTTCATAAAGGCAGAGGCAAGTATGACGTTTACAAAGCAGGTAAAGTCATTGGCGATAACCTGACTAAGGCTGACGCTAAAAAAATGGTAGAGGAAGAAAATGGCTAAACCGGGTTTGTATGAAAACATCAGGAAAAAAAGAGCCAGAATAAAAGCAGGTTCTGGAGAAAAAATGCGTAAGCCGGGAAGCCCGGGTGCGCCATCTGCTAAAAATTTTAAAGAAGCTGCTAAGACAGCTAAAAAACCTAAAGTAAAGGTTAGAAAGAAAAAGGCATAATATGGCATCACAGGTACAAATAGCAAAGCTTGCGCTTCAGCACGTTGGTGACCGTTTTGACATATCGTCATTAACGGAAGTTACGCCAGAGGCTGAACAAGTTAATCTTATTTTTAACGACACAAGAGATGCGCTACTTAGGCAGCATCCATGGAACTTTGCTAAAAAATTTGTATCACCTGCCACGCTTACTGGAACAGTCCCGGGTGGCTGGACGTTTATGTATTTATATCCGACAGACGCAGTTAGGATTTTAGGTATTACAAATCCGTTAGGACGTGGGATGACACCAATAGAATTTGAAGTAGCTAGGTATAGCACTAACAGGGTGGTGTTGACGGACCAAGAAGACGCAGAGCTTATTTATACATCTAGAATAACAACGACAGAAGATTTTGACCCAGAGTTTGTTATGGCGCTTAGTTATCAGCTAGCTGCAAAACTTGCTATGCCGCTTACTGGAGACAGGGGTATCGCTGGGGAATTAGAAAAGTTAGCCACTATTTATTGTAATAGTGCGTGGGAGACTGATGCCAGCGAAGGTATTGAACCAGCTAAACCCGAAGCAGATTGGATTACTGCTAGGCTTGGTGTGCAAACGGTAGACAGTGTCTGATGGGTAGGTACTATGACAAAAGTAATTCAATCTAGCTTAGCTGGGGGTGAAGTATCCGAAGCAATAGGAGCTAGAGTAGACATCAGCAAATACAAAAGCTCACTGGCTAAATGTGAGAACTTTTTTGTACAGGTGCATGGTGGTGTTGCGACACGGTCAGGATTACAGTTTATAGGGCAAGTAAAAGACAGCACTAAGACTGTGCGTCTTATCCCGTTTGCTTTTAATACAGAGCAAACGTACATCCTAGAATTTGGCGATTACTATATGCGTGTCTTTAAAGATGGGGGGCAGGTATTAGAAAGCGCAACAGTAAAAAACATATCTGCTATTACTAAGGCTAACCCAGCCGTCATAACTACATCTGCTACGCATGGGCTGACTACAGGTGACAGCGTATACTTGCAAAGCATTGGCGGTATGACAGAGCTTAACAACAGGACATTTCAAGTTACTGTTTTAACGACCACCACTTTTTCTATTAAAGAATTAGAACACAGTACAACAGCAAATATAAACAGCACAAATTTTACGACCTACACCTCTGGTGGCACAGTATCAAAAGTTTTTGAGCTGACTACACCATATCCACAAACTGTCTTGTACGAATTAAATTATGTGCAGTCAGCGGATACAATGACAATTGTGCATCCTACATATCCACCAAAAGAAATTTTTAGAACGGACCATGATGCATGGACGCTAGCAGATATTACTTTTGCTCCAGCGCAAGCGTTTCCTAGAAGCGTTAGCGTAACAGCAAACACTACGGGGTCTGAAACACACAAGTATGCCGTAACTGCTGTTAACGCTGATACGTCAGAAGAAAGCCTGACCGGGACAGCAGGTACGTTTAGTGTGCAGTTTGTGACCCAAGCTAACCCAGCGATTTTAACAACGACAGCAGCTCATGGATTAAGTACAGGTGATACTTTTCATTTGGAAAATATTACAGGTATGGTTGAGTTGAATGACAGACGTTTTAGAGCTGGCACAGTTACAAGCACTACTATCGAACTAGAAGATGTTAACTACAACTCAGTCGATAGCTCTGGTTACACAGGTTATGGTTCTGGTGGTTCTTTGCTTGTCGGCTTTATAAAAATCACCAACGGTAATAGCACGATTGATAATACAATAAACTGGACCTCTGTAGCTCAAGCGCAGACTTATAATATTTACCGTGAGAAGAATGGTATTTACGGTTTTATAGGACGTACTGAAGATACTACTTTTACAGATAGTAACATGGCTCCTGACTTAGACGATACACCGCCTAAGACTAGAGACCCTTTTGCTGCAACAAACGAATATCCGTCTGCTGTAGCTTATTTTCAGCAGCGTAGAGTATTTGCAAACAGCAACAAACATCCACAGCGTTTGTTTATGACGCAAACAGGTAACCAAAATAACTTTGCTACATCGTCACCAGCTAGAGACGATGACGCTATCATTGCAACAATTGCAAGCACGAAGGTTAACGAGATTAGACACTTGGTCCCTATGTCGGACTTAGTGGTACTAACATCAGGGGGTGAGTGGCTGGTAGAGGGTGTTGACAATGTGATTACACCATCAGGAATACAAATTACACCACAGTCATTTTTTGGCTCTACCACTTTACCGCCGCTGCTCTCTGGTGACGTTGCTTTGTTTATGCAGCCGGGACAAAACGTCAGAGACTTGGGTTATCGATACGAGGTGGATAGCTATAGTGGTAATGACGTATCCATCTTAGCTAGGCACTTGCTAGATTATAACCGTATAGATGACTGGACCTATGCCCCAGCGCCTTACTCTATTGTGTGGTGTGTGCGTGATGACGGGATGATGCTGGGGCTGACTTATCTGCGAGAGCAAGAGGTCTTTGCTTGGCATAGGCACACAACAAAAGGAAAATTTAAATCTGTTGCCTCTGTAAAAGAAAACGATATTGATGCTACCTATTGTTTAGTAGAACGGGTTATTGATGGTAAGACGGTACGCTACATTGAGCGTATGAAAGAAAGAGATTTTAAAACTATACAAGATGGGTTTTTTGTAGATGCAGGGGCTACCTTAGACAACCCTATTAACATTAGTGGGTATACTCAAGCTAACCCGGTTGTAATTACTACAGCCTCAGCACATGGATTAACCAATGGTGACACTGTTGATATTTGGGATGTATACAAACACGACAGCACAACGACAGAGGGGTTTTCGTTATCAGATGAAGTTAGGGGAAACGGCTATACTGTTAATAATATTACTAGTACTACTTTTGAGCTTCAACTTAATGGTGCTAACGTAGACGGTACGAAGTTTGGGAAATACCACAATGGTGGCACAGTCAGGGAAGCTGTAACCACGTTGACAGGTTTGTGGCATTTAGAAGGGGAAGCTATAACAGGCGTTGCTAACGGATACGTCATACCGTCCACTACAGTGACTAACGGCAGCATTACATTAACTACACCAGCTAGCCGGGTTCATGTCGGTATTAATTACATTTCAGAATTAGAAACCCTACGGTTAAACGTAGCAGGTCAAGAAGGGGCAAGCGCCATTCAAGGCGCAGCAAAAAAGATAGGTAGGCTCACTGTACGAGCTGAACGTAGTCTGGGTATGTTTACTGGACCAGACAGAGACCATCTAAAAGAAGCCAAGTTTGGTATGCCAGCGCTGTACGGACAGCCGCTAGATATGCTGCAAGGCGATAAAGACTTAACACTATCACCGTCATGGAATAAAGACGGGCGAGTAATCATACAGCAACGTGACCCGTTGCCACTAACTGTTCTCTCAATTATTCCTGACGTAGTACCGGGGGGAAATTGATGATAACAATACAAGAAGAAAATTTTAAAGATTTTGTACTAGAGGTGGGACCACTACTTGTGCAGCATTGGGAAGAGATTGCGCTGGATAAAAGCAAAATAGATTTACAACCTGATTGGGCTACATACGAGGTGTTGGCAGACGGGGATAAGATGCACGTCACTACAGCTCGTCACGGAACTAAACTGGTAGGCTACGCTATATTTATTTTGACACAAGCGCTTCATTATAAGCAATTGTCAGTAGCTGATGGTGACGTATTTTGGTTACATCCAGACCATAGAAAAGGACTGACAGGGTTTAAACTTCTTAGAAAGTCAGAAGAGTTTTTAAAAGCACGGGGTGTGCAGAAAATCTTTAATAAGGTCAAGCTGCATAAGGACGTAGGCAAAGTATTTGAACGCTTAGGCTATACCCCTATTGAACGAGTGTATGCGAAAGGGGTTAACTGATGGCAGTAGCGGCAGCAGTAGCTACAGTAGCTAGCGCAGGTCTTAGCGCCTATTCATCTTATCAGCAACAAAAAGCTGCTAAGCAACAGGCAAACTATCAAGCTGCCGTTGCTCGTAACAATGTAATTATTGCAAAACATAATCAAATTAGAATTAAGCAACAAGCAGATGAAGCAGAGGCTGAGCAAAGGCGTAGGACTAGCCAGTTTAAAGGTGCTATTAGAGCAAGTGCTGCTGGCTCTGGTTTACTTGTAGATGACACACAAGACAGCACTGTACAGGGCTTGTTAGCTGATGCGAATGCTGAGGGTGCATACGATATTTTAAAAATAAGAGACACCAGAGAAAATGAAATTAGAAACGCCAAAATACAAGGCATGGAGTATCAGGCAAAAGCAGACTTATTTTCTGCTAAGGCAAGTAGCTACAACCCGGCAATGGCTGCTGCTGGAACATTGTTAGGTTCATCTGGTGATGTTTATAGCGCCGGACAAAATGCGAAGTGGTGGTCATAATGGCAAGAATACCTACCCCTAGAAACCAAGGAGCTAAAGCGTATCAGAGCGTAAATATGTCTGACGGGCAAACTCGTTTTATGAACGTGCAGCAAGTGGACGTTGATGCCGGGACACGGGAACAAAGAGATATTTGGGTAAAAGCGTTAGACGGTGTTGCTGCTGGTGCAAGTAAATGGCAAGAAGGTAATGACAAACGTGAGCTGGTTGCCTTAGAAGGTAAAATAACCAAGCTGCAATCTTACTTACTAGAAGACCCAGACTTTGGCGGCGTAGGTACTTTAAAAGGTGACGATGCACTAAAAAGAATAAATGGTGGTTGGTCCCGGGAGATGGATAGCAAAGACCCTAGCGGTGCAGTCGTAGCAACTAAATACGCTATTGCACGAAAAGAATTTGAGGACGCTGGTTTTGTTTATGATGATAGTAAAAGTTTAGCTGACAATTACCAAGAAAATATAAAACGGCTTAAAGAACTGCACACCACTAAAATGGGGGGTGTGGGTACAGCTTCTGCTGATGACTACATAAACAAAACTACAAACGCTTTTGTTAATAACGTAAACAAATTTCAAGACGTAGCTTATAAGGCTAAGAACGAGCTGCTGTTTACAGGTAAGCTGACTGACTACACTGAAGTAGGTTCTCTTCAGTTTAATAACGAGACTGCGTTAGGGGCTACTCTATCTAATGTAAAATCATTAGTGCTAGATAGCGATATAGGTATAGCTGCTCAAAAAGGTATTACTGACCCGGCAATAAAAGACCAGCTTGTACAAGAAAACCAAGCGTTAGTTGTAGAGGGTGCTATTAAACAAGCTATGGCGGTAGGCGATACAGCCGCTGCACAAAAACTTTTAGATGCTTATAGAAGCTCTGCTAACCCTACAGGCAAAGCTGTGTTGCAAGGCGAAAAACTTACAACGCTAACAGAGCTGGTCAGAAAGAATGGCGATATTGCAGGTGGGCAAAATTTTGTTAACGAGTTACTTGACCAAGTAAAACCAAATAGCACTGACAAACAATACATAACTAGTGTAGCTGGCGGTCAACTACAATTATATGACATTGCTGGTTTGTACGAAGAGGTTAGAAAAAAATACGCTGGTAAAAACCCAGAGATGCTTAAAGCAGCAAACTCTTACATTGCTGGTCTGGCAAAAATAAATCAGGAACGAGTAGTCGTAGACGAGAAAGAAGCTATCAGAGAGTTTAACAAGCTCATCTCAGAAAACAAAACACCGCCGCCTGAGCTGCTAGCTAGATTACCAGCTAACTACAATGTATCTTCAAGAATAGCATCTGCGTCTGGTAACGTAGAAACTACAACAGATATGTCTATTCACGCACAAAATAACGGCTCTCCCACAACGCTGACTACAGCTAACGGAAAAGCATACGACCAAGTATTGTTACAGATGTTAGAAAGCGACAGCGGAGCTGCGTATGTTATTGCTAACTATTCTGGCTCAGACGAAAACGATAGAGACTTGCGGTCTCTTCTTAGCGCTGATGCTTACGAAACAGTTTCCGCAAAGATTGCACAGAAACGAGCTAAGATAGAAAAAGACGCTTTAGAAAAATCAGGCATTCAATTTCCAAAAATAGAAAAAATTCTTAAAGACGAGCTGAATATATCTAGCCAAGCATTACGAGTTAAAATACACAACAGCCCTGTACTAAGGGCAGAGCTAGATGCTTTTTATGTGCGCTATGCAAAAAAGAATGGAGTAGCTCCTGATAGCCAAACTATTAAAAAATTCATAGCGCCTTATGTTGTTCGTCTAGTTACAGGTACAAACCTAATTAATCAGCCGAATGAGTTTGGCTACTTTAGTGGTAGGACAGACAGTGAAATTGCAACAAGTATTGATATACAACGTGTTGATGTTGGTAAGACTAGAAGCAAAAACATATTGGCTATGGTCTTAGGAACGACACCAGATAATCTTGAAAAAGCAATTGAAATAGTGAAAAGCAGAGCAGGAGATGATGACAGCGTTAGAGTAGTTAATTTAGGTAACTTAAATCAAGCGTTACTAGAAATAGGAAATAGAAATGCTGAGGATAGGCTTATTAATCCGTTAGCTCTTATGAGTGAAGATACCTACAATTTAGCTGTAGGGTTTGGAAATACAGACAGGGGTTTACTTACGTTTGTAGAACAAAGTGGCATTAAAGCTTATTTGCCGGGTCCAAATGGCACAGGTACTGCTGCACAAGTAAAAGGGGCTTTGTTTCTTTTGGAACGGTTAAGTCAGGCAGACGCAGGTAGTAATTTAAAACTCCCACCAATTACTGAAGATATCATTAACGGTATACCTGACGGTAACAAGCAAGCTTCTGTTGCTTTTAAAGAATATATGAAAAAAGTTAATGCTGTTTTTTCAGCCCCGGGTAATCGAGCTTCAATAGCTAATATGCTTGGTACACTTGCAACAGGCAAAACTTTATTCAGTAATGTAGATGTTAAATATCTTAGAGACGTAAAATATAATTCTGGGTACGCTGCTGAATTGCAGTTACCTGCTGCTGATGGTGATAATTAATGGGAACAGTTTCGTCTATATTTCAAGATAAAGAAGAAGGTAGTCTTTTAGGCGACAAAAAAGACATTGTGCAAATTGATAACTCTGCGCTTACAGACGCAGACGGTGTAATTAATATACCTGAGATAATTGGCACGGACACCAAAAAAGATGCCGTAACAAATACCAGCACTATAGGAAGTCCTGAGCTTGGCAGCAGTAACGAAACATTTATAACAGCTAAGCCAGTTAACGAAAAAGTGTCTTCTGTTAGCGACAGTGTGAATGTGTTGACGGACAATGCTGATGTATTACCCAACCCAGAAATGGAAGCCTTATACACTAAAGCAGAAAAGGTACTAAACGTACCCAAAGAAATTTTACAAACTATTGACCCTAAAATTTTAAAAGCACAAATGGACCGCTACAATATTGTAGAGGATTTAAACAATGCTCCTGTGCTGACAAATACGTTGACTGCTAAACCAGAGTTGCTGAATACGCAAAGCAGCAACATCCATACGCTATCATCTCTTGAGAACCAGTTAGCTTCAGTACCGGGGTTAAATATAGGTGGTAAAGATAGTTATATAGGGTATGGCGAAGGTACGATTAACGCTTTGGACAGAGGCGTAGGCAGATTAGAAGGTGGGTTATATAGTATTGCCGCTGGTCTAAAAGCTCGTCTAGCTGAAGAAACTGATTTAAGTATTCCAGAAACTCTTACAAAAAACTTTTACGAAAATTCTACATTAAGAGCCATGGCTAAGGCTATGAACTTAGACCCAAACAACAAAGATGATTTGGATAAAGCCTTACAAGAACTTTTAGAGTTAGAGAAATACCAAAATGCAGTGGGTCCATATGGTTATGGTAGTATTATGGAAACCGCTGGAACGATGTCTGTAATAAACAGCTTGCCAAGAATAACATTGAACACATGGATAGGTGAATTACTGTTTGGGACAGAAGCAGATAGTGACCCTGATTTACAAAAAACACAGTTATTAGATAGCTCATATAAACTATTTGAAAAAGCTGCTCTTATTGCTAAAGAAGATAGAAAGAATGCAAAATTTTCTACACAGGCGCAGGATTTTCAAAAACTATTAAAGAATAATTCAGAAGCTACTTTGGCAGAAGCTACAAGCGACTTTCTAGACGCTGTTATAAAAGACCCGGTAGGGGCTAGCGCTTTTCTGTCAGAAGTAGGTATTGAATTTGCACCTGTTATTGGTACGTCAGCACTAACTACTATTGTATTTAAGAACCCGTTGCTAGGAACTACACTGGCGGCTGGTGGTACATTTATATCTGAGAGTACCGTAGGCGGCGAGGTAGCTAACGCAGTACAGAAAAAATACGGTTTTGATTTAGTTACCGAAGACGGTTTTCAACAGTTTATCAACAGCCCGGAAGCAATCGACTACGCTATCAGCGTAGGCAGAACTAGAGGTACTGTTATCAGTATGACCCAACTTGTTCAGTTTGGGCTTATATCTAAATTTTCTGGGAAAAGTATCGGGCTAAACACAGCGGCTCAAATAGGCACAAGTTTAACTTCTGAAGGAGCTGGCGAAGCGTTAGCGCAAAAGTTTTCCACAGGAAAAATAGACTGGAACGAAGTGGTCTTAGAGGTAGCAGGTGGTGCTATCACTACACCGCTGGATATTGTTACAGCTACCGGGACATGGAACGGACGCAGAAAACAAAAACAAGCCATAAAAGGTTGGCTAAAAACTGGCGAGATTATCGAAAAACAAAAAGCTAAATTAAGCACCGAAGGTCAAAGCCTGATTGACAGCTCTACAGTAATTGCTGAAGACCTAAAAGAGAAAGGCGTAGAAAAGGTATACATAGAAGCTAACGAACTTAAAAACTTTGACCAAGACAGACCAGACGCTGACAGCGTAATTAAATCACTTGGCTTGGACCAAAACGAAGTAAACGAAGCTGCTAACGCTGGACAAAAGATTGAGGTGAACACAGACGCTTATGTGCGGCACATACTTGGTGTTGACGGGTTTATGGAGCTGCATAGTAAGTTTTCTTCTACCTCACCTGATGGTCTTACCGGGGCTGAGCTAGAAGAGCTGTCTAATAATGAGCAGCAAGAACTACAAGATATGATTGACGCTGTAGACAACGGTGACCAGCTTGCGTCTATGAATGAAACAGAGGTAGCTGCATCCGTAAATGAAACAGAGCAAATAGCACAAAACGTAAAAGAACAAATTATCAGAACAGGTAATTTTGATACAAAGCAAGCAGAGCTGCTAGCGCTGTTAACAGCAAAAAGATATGCGGTTAGAGCAGCTAGAGCTTCTGAAGAAACAGGCAGTTATATCAGCCCTCTTAGTTTATTTAATGAAGATAATTTAGTTATAGCTGGCAACCAAACGCCTACAGAAGTGCAAAGAATATCTAATGCTGCACCTGTATATACGTCAGAGGACTTAGGAACCGTAGCAGAGCTAAGAGAGCTAGAAGCTAACCAACAGGGTACGACTACAGCTACAGAGGCTACAGAGACGGCTCTAGAGGCTGCGTCTAGTCAGACAATTGATGTAACAGTTTCAGACCCTACTGCTAACTCCGTAGGTGTAGCTACTAAGCCAATTCCTAGAATTATGTATTACAATCCCATTCAGAGTACTGATATAGCGCCTGACGTTATCACAGCGCCTAATGATGAGACCGGGGTAAACGAAGGTTATCATAATTCTATTAACTTAACATATAAACCGCTTCACGAAAATTCAGTGCCTGTAGATATGTCTACGTTAAATATAACAGCAGGTGTAAACGGTAATCTAAAAAGCACTGCTAAAGACAATGGGGTTATTTTAGTAGACACACCTATCGAACTAAAAAACAGATTTGAAGACGATGGCAGCGTAGCGCTGCGTACTAAAAGACGTAGACAAATACTACAAGAGATGAGCAAGAACGGTATTGAGTTTGCTAACTGGACCGACCAAGAAATTATTACGCAACTTAATAATGCAGCTCAAGACGAAGCAGAACAAAAATTCCAAGTAGACCAGAATAATCTTGAAATTGGAAATAAGGGAACCCCGGTGGTTTTTCCTCCTGACCAAACTCTATCTGCAAAAGGCAAAAAGAATTTAGCCCGATTTAGAAAAGAGATACCGGGGTTCACCACCATTGCAAAATTTTTGCAGCCTGATGAAATAGAATTATTAACAATACAATCAGCAAAAAAGTTGGTTACTCTTTACAAGCAACTACCTAGCATATCGGAAACTGCTGCTAGTGCTAGAGCTGGTAGAGCGAAGCTAGGTTGGTACAGACGAAGCAAAGCAGCTATAGATGTTGTCTTTAAAGAAGACGCACCAAGATTTACAGCACTGCTAGCTGCTCTGTCACCACAGTGTAGCGTAGAAAGTAATTTACAAAATGCGTTACAAGTTTGGACTGCATGGGTAGCTGCTGGCAGACCGACTGACATACCAAGCATTAAAAGCATTATGGGTAAAAACGTCCAAGGCGATAAAGGCGATGCTAGTGTATTAAAAGCATGGGTAAACAACACTCTTATAGCACTGACTACACCAGACAATGCTATTACGTTGTCTGGTCCTAAAGTTAATTCATTCAGCTTGAACCTACAAGGTTTTGAGAATGAGGTTACTAACGATGCATGGATGGCAAACTGGGCTTTCTTAGACCAGCAAGTATTTAGCCAAGCAGGTACAGTGCGTCCCGGGAAAAGCCCCGGATACATGGCTATGACGGTGTTGACACGAAGAGCTGCTATTGAAGCCAACATGGACCCTATGG